AAGATGCTCTTGAAGGAATGCTTTAATTAAAAGGGGATTTATATAAATGGATATCGTCGAATTTTTCTGCAAATTCGGCAATGGAGACTACGAACAAACGAGAAAACAGATAGTAGACTACTTTGGCGAATCTAGTCTATTATATAGTATATTGAAAGGTCATGGTTTATTAAATTCAAAGATTGATCATATTATCTATGATAATTATATCGACTTCATTATATATACAACTGATGCTAAGTTATTTGACTCCTTAGTAGATGAATATAAGCATACCATTACAGTTAATAGTAATAACGGTATGAGTCATCCTATAGTTGTAGACCTTAATAGAGATTTTAATGATCCATGTAAAATTATTGTAACTATGCGATAATACAACACAATCGAGTTAGTGCAATAAATGCACTAACTCGGTTTTTGTTCCACATATAAGTAATTTATAAGGAGGTATATATGGCAATATTAAAAGACCAAATTAGACAAGATAATCTCCAAGTATCTCTTCTTGATGTGGATGATTTTGTCAAGAAGAATAACTTAGTTGAAATAACTAACCCAGTTATATTTGATGCATCAAGTAATCCTACAAGTGATGGATTACTTTCTAATACAATCTTTGGTATTACTAAAGAATCTAGAGCTAGTACTTTTGCATATATTAGTATAAAGAAGAAATTCTTACAGCCATTAGTATATAGAATCTGGAGTAAAGTAGATTCTAAGATCAAATCTGTTATCCATGGTATCGGAACTTACTCTATCGATAAGTCTGGTAATATCGTAGAAGATCCTAAAGGGGATAATGGTATTGATTTCTTAAGAAAGAACTTAGATAAGATTAAGTTTAGAGAAACTGACTCTATTAAACGTGAGAGATACGTTAAGTTCTTGAATGATAATAGAAAGAATTTCTTTACTGATAAGCTTATTGTAATCCCTCCATTCTTTAGAGATATTAAAGTAGATGGCGGTAAGATCTCTGTAGGCGATATCAATAAATTATATATCAATGTAATGGTATCCGCATCAGCTATTGGTGATTCTACTGAATATGGCTTCAGTATTGGTAAATCCGTTGAAGGTAGACTCCAAGAAGGGTTAATCGAAATCTATAAATGGTTTGGTACTGGTACAGATAGTAATCCTAATGGTGGGTTACCAGGTAAGTTTGGTGTAATTAGACGTGCTAATTTATCTAAGACTACTGACTATGCTACACGTCTAGTTATGTCTGCACCTAAGTTGGATGTAGAGAATATGGAAGATATTAGAGCTGACTTTGATTACTCTGTATTACCTATGACATCAGCTGCTGCTAACTTCTTCCCATTTGTTATCTTCCATATGAGACGATTCTTTGAGAATGAATTCATTGGTGATACTAAATATCCTATCTTAGATAAAGATGGAACTATTATCTATGGTGAAATTGAAGACTATCAAATTCAATTCTCTGATGAAGTCTTGAAGAAAGAATTAGATAGATTCATTCACGGTTACTCTGATAGATTTAGACCAGTAAAAGTCTTATGTAGAGTTAAAGGTAAACAAGAATATCTTGACTTAAAATGGAAAGGATTCTATAAAGAACCTGATGTTAAGGCATTGAAGAATGAAAGACCTTTGACATGGTGTGATGTAATCTATATGGCATGTGAAGAAGCAGTCAAAGATAGAATGATTCTTATCACACGTTATCCTATAGATACTTTCTATAATGAGTTTGCTACTAAGATTAGATTATCCTCTACTATAGAAACTGAAGAAGCTGTATTTGATAATGTAGTATATACTCACTATCCAAAAATTAGAAAAGAAGATATTGGTAAAGATACATCTAGTTCATTTATCGATACTATGAATATCTGTAATGGGTATCTGGATAGTATCGGTGGTGACTATGATGGCGATATGGTAACCATCAAGGGGGTATATACTGATGAAGCTAATGCTGAGCTTAAAAAGCAATTAGCTAGTAATATTCACTTTATTAACTTAGGTGGCAATCCAGTTATATCTACATCTAAAGAATCCATTCAAGCATTATATGCTATGACTTTAACATTACCTGATACTAAACTTAGTCCAGTGAAATTTTAACAAAAGAATTCCCCTATAGAGTTGAACTCTATAGGGGATATATCTTAGAATTTAATTACGTTAGTATAGTTTACTTTATCTTTTTCAAATTTAGTAATACCAATAGATTCTAATGGGAAGTTTTTCAAGTTGTCATTAATGATATCATTATAGTCAACGAACTTCAATACCCATTTAGGTACTTCCGCATCAATTGGAATTGATATACTAGTAATCTCACCTTTATAATCATTTTGGTTTTCATCTAAGAATTTCTTAATTCTTTCATATAACGCTGGATCAGAATCCATTAAAGGTAATAGAGTTGTATTATCGATTGTAACTTTAACAATATCAATCGCATTACGAATAGTTAAGTCAATAGCCTCAGTACCTTCGTCTCTTAATGCATTATATACCAATGCACCTTTAATACCTTGAATGCGCATTGGGTTGTCATAGTTAGCATAAGACTTAATTTGAGCTGGTTTATAATATTCTTTTTCACCAGACTCAATGGATTTTCTAATATCATACTCTACACGAGCTAATGATTGTAATACATCCATTTGGTTTACTTCTTCTACATTAAGAATCTTCTTAAATAGAATATCTTTTAGAGCATTACGAGTTTTCTCTTTCAATGTAGACTTATTGATAGGTAAACCTTTAACATCAAGCATCTTAGATGGCGGAACCAAGTTACCTTCTTGAAGTTCTTGTTTAGATGCATAGTTTTTCTTACCACCAGTTAATAAAGCTCTACCGAATAAGAACTCATTCTTCATTGCAATAAGACATTCTTTATACTCAGACTTAGTATTATAATTCTCTGCAACTAAATCAAAGTGCTCACGTAATAATCTACCTGCAATATAGGATAAGATATTGATGATACTGAAACGTAATGGTTCTTTGTTGCTAGATGTGGCTACATTAATCATTTTAGTTTCAATATCACCAGTAGAGAAGTTATAAACTCTATCCTCTTCCATTACAGGTTCTACTTCTGGAAGATTCATAAGTTTAATACCAGATTTATCTACTGGTCCTAGAACGTCTCTAAGAACGAATGTATACCATCCATTAAAACATGGCATAGTAGAGTCTGTATCTGTGATGATACTAATATCACGTTTCATTGTAGCAGAACGATCAATCTTATCTACTACAATATATCTCATATAACACCATTCTTTAAGGACTTCAAACATGTGGTCTAAATTATCCTTAATGATCTCTGGTGGTTTGTTAGGATCTACGAATGCTTCATCAAGTTTAGATAAAGTCATTACAATATAATCTTTCATATATTTATTATCACAGAATTGTAAGCAGTTATTCTTATAGAATAACTTATTTAAAGTCTCTTGGGATAAGTTAATCAATAAGCTCCAAATAATATTCATTGCTTTATTGATTGCTTCATCATCAAAGTAATCTCTATCGAATGTATCCATAATCTTATAGAATACATCTTCAACTGCTACATTCTCATCTAATACTAAAGCAGATGGATATATAGATTTCTCAGAATCTACACGATTGATGAATGTAATTGCTTCATCAATAGAATGGAACTTTACGTTATTTGTAAAGAAGCTTTCAAAGAAAGTAATAGCATGACTAATCAAAGCACGACCAGTTCTAGTAATACCAGTTGCAACGTATAAATTATACAATGCACTACTATAGTTGCCAATTACACCATACAATGCATTATTGTCACGTTTAGCCAACATTTGAAGCATGTTATATTTATTGAACTTCTCTGAACCCTTCTCATATTTAAACATTTCTTTCTTAAACTTAGAACGGTTATCAGTAAAGGAAGTAATCAATTTATACATAGGAGTTAACTCTTTTGTATATTGTTTGAATAAGCAGCCATTAGCTACCATGATAGGAGTCTTTTCATAAATATAATTACTAATACCAGCTACATCTGTTTCAGCTGTTTCTTCAGTATAGTTATTATGTAATAAACATTCACGTTTTTTATATGCATTAGATAGAATGATATCTAATGCTGTATCTACTTCACCCTCAGTTAGAGTAGGGAAGTTAATCATTAAGTTTTGTTTAGCTTGCTCTCTATACTTAGAGATTGCTATAATTTTATCAAGTTCATCATAGTTAGTCATATTCAAATTCCTCCTAACTGGATGTCCTAGGCACTTTTATTTGCTAATATCAGCTTATATGAATAACATTAAGTTAATAAAACGTAATTTTCGTTTTTAAATATATTTAAATAAAATAATCTCCAAGGAGGACGAAAACATGTTTTTCAACGAAAACGATCGACAAGATGTTCTTGGTGAAGATCTTGCCAACCCTAATGCTTTACTTGAAGCTATGATTTATGCTGAGGCTTCTAAATTGCCTCAAGACGAACGTATTGCATTCGCTGAATCCGAAGAAGCTCAATTATTGGTAGAAAAATCCGTATTGAATAAAAAGACTTTGGTTCGCTTAAGCAAAAATGACGACTTGGCTCGCCGTGTAAAAATGGCTGCATTCCAAATCGCTAAACAAAAGAAAGATCCACTCTGGACTAAATTGGTTAAAAACCGTGTTATCGAACGTGCTTTGATCAAAAAGATCGTTCAAAAATACAATAACCAAGCAGTTCGTGTAGCTCGCAAATCTCAAGTTGAGTATATCAAAACTGCTAAAACTTCTAAACATTTACCAACTCCAAAAAAATAATAAAACCATTCGGTATAGGGTCTTAAAGATCCTATACCGGTTTTATTTCTTACAGTGAATTTTACATATGAATATATATTATAGTAGTAGAATAATATAGATGTAATTCATTAAGGAGGTTCCTAAATGTTTGATACAATTATCAACTATGAGAATTACTGGATTTATACCGAGTTTATTAAAAACAAAGGAGAAATGACACTTGATGTAAACCAACAAATTAAGAAAGAGAATTGGTCTAACCACTTCGAAGCTATTCATTGTATACTAAGAGATGGTATAGACGATCCTAGCCTATTTAAGGCTAAGATCAATTTAATTATTAGTGGTCATGAATTTGGTTTAACTATTCATGACTATTGGTTAAACTTAATCTTATGGTCTCTTATTATTAAGAGTGACTGTGAGATTGAACCAAAGCATATCTTCCTTAAACGGGAAGTTACAGCTAAAGATATTAAGAAGTATATTGATAAATTCTTTATCGAAGTTCATGTAGAAGATATTGACTTCTTAACTAAGAATAATATGATTGCAGATGCGTTATATCATATTGCTAAAGTTGATGAGTTTGCAGATCTATTTGTAAATAGCATTAACTTACAAGATGATGTATTAATGATGAATGCTATCCCAGAATACTATAATCTATTACATCCTGACATGAGTAAAGTAGACTTACAAAAGGCTAATGATTATGGTATGGAATGTATTAGTAAAGTACGTGATTATGTCTTGAAATCTAAAGACATCTTAGGATATGATCATATCTATACAAATGCATTTAGAGCTAATGAAAGTATTAATATTCGTCAGCTTAAAGAATATGCAATCTCTATTGGTACTAAACCAGATGGTAATGGTAGTGTATTCCCACATGTTATCGCCAATAGTTACATCAATGGCGGTGTAACAGATTTGATGGATTACTTTATTGAATCCTCTGCAGGTCGTACTGCTCAAATCATTTCTAAAATCAATGTAGGTTCTTCTGGTGCAATGGCACGTAAGATTGGTCTAAACAACCAAGGTACTCGTTTGCATCCAGATCCACATTTCAAATGCTCTTCTCGTAACTTTATTAGATATGATATCAAAGATGCAAAAGAGCTTAGTCTAATGATTGGTAAGTATTACAGATTTGATCAAGTAAAAGACTTTGACTTAGGTCCTATTACTGAATCTGATACTCATTTAATTGGTAAGACTATTTATACTAGAAGCCCTATTACTTGTCAGTCTCATTCTGAAGGTGAAGGCATCTGTAGATATTGCTATGGAGATCTATACTTTATCAATAAGGATATTGATGTAGGCAAGTATCCATCTGAAGATATCACCGCTAGTACAACTCAGTTACAGTTATCTGCTAAACACGTATTGGTAACAGATATTCCTGATATTGAATTACCAATCAAGTTTGTAGAGAACTTTGTTCGTTCTGCAGAAACCATCTCATTAATTGAAGATCGAAACTATAATGATATCTATTTAAGATTCCATGTAGATGAGATCTTTAAAGATAATGAAGATGATGTAGACGATACAACTAATACTGTATTAGAGTATAATGATTATGTGAATAAGTTCACTATCATTGATCGTAAAGAAGAATATCCAATCGAAATCGATAAGATTGATAAATTCTATCTATCTGAACCATTAGTTAGATTGACTAATATGAAACGTTATCAAACTGATGAAGGTGAGATCAATATTCCAATTAGCATATTAGCTAAAGAAGAAGATCAAACTATCTTCTATACTCCTATTGTAAATAATGAGTTCTCTAAGACTCTTAACCGTATTAAAGATATCTTGGATAAGGCTGCTGTAACTACATCCTTTACTAAAGACGATTTAGCACAAGAGTTTATGAGAGCATTATTAAATGGTGGTATGTCTAAGCATACAGTTCATACTGAAACAATCTTGTCTAATCAAATTAGAAGTGCATATAATATCTTTGATAAGCCTAACTGGAATAACGTAAATGAACCTTACGTATTACTTCCACTTACTAAGGCATTATATGAAAATCCTTCTATTACTAAGACATTAGACTTCCAAAACTTGGCTAGTATCTTGAAGAATCCATCTTCTTATAATAAGACAGCTCCGTCTACTATAGATTACTTCTTCCAAGAACAACCACAATTATTTATGAATCAGCCAAGCTTAACTAATAAAGATATCCGAAATGAACGTAAGCTTACTGATGCATTGGTGAATGAGGAGATTTAATATGAATGAGCAAGTAATGGATATTGTAAGTATGCATGTACGAATGTGTGATATGATTATTCTTATAAAGAAAAAACTTAAGAAGAATCATATATTCCGCACAGATGAGTCTCTTGTTGCACCAAAAGAGTTTACATATAAACTTCATATTACAAATGATGACACTAATTTATCTTGGAGTCATACTACGTGTTATTTGTTTAACGATATCTTTAATAATGGATATACGCCTATTAAGATTAGTAGTAATTATACTTTAGGAAACTTTATATCTGATATTGGTAATCTAGAGAAAACCTTAAATAGTATAATTAATAGAGGCTATTTTGGTAAATATAATATCATTGATGATGATGTCGATATGTTTACTACTATAAAGAATGCACGTAATTATGCTCATCTATTGGCTCAATCCATTATTGAATACGTAAAAGATTATAGTGTGAGTGAAGAAGATGAATAAGATAATCTTACGTAATTCATCTATAGTAATTACTGATTACAGTCTAGGAGATGCTCCTAGACTGGAATCTTATTTTACTATATTTGATAGAATTACTTTCACTAAAAGTTATAAAGGGATGTCATATGATGAAGCCAATAGACTTCTCTATCTTCCTAGGGGTTTAGACTTATACTTCGTTAAGAAATTCTTTGAAGGTGAAGAACCAGTTAAAGAATATAATAGCGATCCATATTTTGAAACTCCACCTATTAAGATTAAGTACCTTCCTAGAGATGAAGTGCAACAAGAAGCTCTTCATTTCATTCTAGGCAAAGGACAATATTACTCTAATCAGAATAATAGTCAATTATCTATAAATCTACCAACTGGTAAAGGTAAGACATATGTAACTATAGCTTCTCTAATGTATTGGAAAGCTAGAACTATAGTTATTGCATCCACTACAGGTTGGTTAGATCAATGGAGAAATTGTGTTGGTGAATATACTGATCTAGATCCTACTAGAGAGGTATTAGTAATCAATGGATCAGTTGGTATACATAAGATTCTTAATGGTATCACTGATGTATCTAAGTATAAAGTATTCCTAGTTACTCATTCCACATTACAAAACTTTGGTACTAATAATGGATGGAATATGATTGGTGAACTATTCAAGAAACTACAAGTATTCCTAAAGGTTTATGATGAAGCGCATCTAAACTTTGATAATATCTGTATGATTGACTTCTATACTAATACTAAGAAGACACTATACCTTACTGCAACACCTGGTAGATCTGATGAGACTGAAAACTTTATCTATAGATTATACTTTAAGAATATTCCTAGCATAAATCTATTTGATGAAGATAATGACCCTCACACATCTTATCTTGCATTAAGATTTAATAGTAGACCATCTCCACAGGATATAAGTGAATGCTCTAATAATGTATATGGTCTAAATAGAAATGCTTATACGAACTACATTGTTTGTAATAATCAATTCTATGATATGATGTATATAGTTATGGATAAGATTATGAAGATTGGTGGTAAAGTACTTGTATACATTGGTACTATATCAGCTATAGATATCGTTAAAGCTTGGATTGAGGACAACTACCCTGAATTCAAAGATGATATCGGTGTTTATACTTCAGCTATTCCTAAAGAGATTAAACAAGAGCAACTTAGTAAGACTATTATACTTTCAACAACTAAATCAGCTGGTGCTGCATTAGACATCAGAGATTTAAAAGCTACTATTATCTTGGCTGAACCATTTAAGTCAGAGATATTAGCTAAACAAACTTTAGGTCGAACTCGTAATCCTAACACGGAATGTATTGAAGTAGTAGATGATGGATTTAGATCTATATCCAGATTTTATAATGCTAAGAAACCTATCTTTAGTAAATATGCTACTGAATGTAGAGAGATTAAGATTAGCCTTAATACTCTACAAGAGAAAGCTGATGACTTATTTAAGATTAGAGAATCTGTTAAGAAGCAATATGATGCTGGATATTCTGTAATAGAATACACAAAGGATGGATATAAAGATGGAGACTAAGGATTTATTTACGAAAGATACTTTATTATATAAGAAGAATGGCAGATATAAGAATCTTCTTAAAGCATTCAACTTATATGCTAGTAGCATCATTACCGATGAAGGTATAGTTATAAATAAAACTTTTACTGATAGGATTACTGAGCTTAATAATAATCTTTTAGCTAACACAACATGTGCAGATCTCTTAAGATTTGTTTGTTATAAACCTAAGATGAAATGCTATAGAAAATCATTTATAGAATACTACAATAAGATTGCTAAGATGCATAATAGTCTTGAGCATCTCAGCAATATTCATACTGTAACAGTAGTTAATGAAGGAGAAGAAGATAATGAATAATAGACCAAGAAATAAAGCTAAAGCAAATTTAATGACTGCTACTAATACCTTAGAAAGATTAGAATCAGCAAATGATGCTGCATTAGAAAAACTTAAATTGATTGGCATAAATCTTCCTAAAGAGTTATTAGAAGATCCTAAAGTGAAATCTTTACTAGGTGATAATAATGAATGTTAGAACTCGACAAAAATGTAGACTTCTTAGAAGGCATTATGATCTCCTTATTCTACATATAGTTAATAATATACCTAACGAGACAAAAGAGTATATTCGTAAAAGTATGAAGGAGATTATGAGTAATCATGAAAGCTGAAGAGAAAATACTTAAGTTTAAGAAACCTGGTGTATTAGAAGTAGCTTCATTGCTTTGTAATGTATTACCACCAGTAAGACAATATAAAGCTTTATACTACATACTTAAGTATGCTAAATATGCAAGTAAATAGTTAAATAATCATATATTATTAAGGTGATAGATCTTGATGATCTATCACCTATTTATTTTATTCCATAGTTTATATTACAAAGGAGACACATATTATGGAAACTACAGTAAACAAAAACATTATGGTTAATGAAGACACAACGGCATTTGATGATTTTATTACATATGCATTAACTCGTAAACTACCTGAAGGTTATGATATCCCACCAGTGGAAGAAATCGGTATGCAAAATGTAGAGATCATTGATTCTGCAGAAGAAGCTATTCAGCAACCTCTAGCGAATACTGATTCTAGTATTGCAGTTAACTTCTCTCAAATGATTAATAAACCTGAAGAGGTTAAGACAGAATTAGTATCTACACCTGATAACGGTGAGGCTAAAGTAAATGTAGTGTTCCCTAAGACTGAACACATCTTAGGAAACTATGTGGATTATGATTCTTTCAATAAAATCAAAGAATCTAATACTGACAAAGTTGTTCGTGCAGTCCGCTTGTTGAACTACAAAATGGCTGATCAAAATGCAGCTATGAAATTCGGTCAATTTGTATCTGAATTTAATCCTAATGGAGATCCAAACAAACGTCTACGTTATGAATTGATTCGTCATCAAGGACGTGAAAAGGATCTAGTAGTACGTTTATCTACAGTGATCAATGGAACTACTAAGTATTATGCGGATATATATCCTGATTTGAATAAGATTGATATCGATCATCATCTAATCAGTTCTGCTAGAAAATAATTATAATTCCCCTAGGAGTCCAATCTCCTAGGGGTTTTATTTTTTTAAGATAGCCGTTACAAATCACTAATAGATTGGGGTGAATATATTGGCTAACTTTGAAAACTATACTAAAGTAGTCGAACAAATCTTTGAACTAAATTATCAACTGACATTAAAAATGGAGGTTACATTTAATAATATAATTAAGAGAATCAATACTGAGATTAAGGAGAACTTCCACACTGAATATGTAGTTGGAGCTAATAAGCTTACAACTAATCTTAGATATAGATACAGAATGAGATTATCTCCTAGAGGTGAAACTACAGGAGTAATCATTGACTGGGATAATTATGATGATTTATGCAATATTATAGATGAAGCGATAGATATCTGTGATCCTAACAATAAGACATCACCATTTAAACGGATGTATTCAACAGCTGGGGATCTATTAGATATTAAATGCGATAGTCTTAAAGTTCGATATTTACATCTTGAAGATAGATTTGGTAATAGATTAGATCTAATGCCATTTGTATTAATAGATGATCATAATGGTACATTAACAGAAGCAATGAAGTTTAGATTCAATAATGATCTAATATTCGATGTACCAGTATCTCGTCTTAAGGGATTTAGAAGATTCCTTATGACATATAATCCATTATTACATGCTGGATCTATGGCTAGATATATGGCTATTACTCCATTGCTTGGTAATAATAGACAGAATATGATGAAGTAAAAATAGAGAAGGAGTTTCAAACTCCTTCTCATATTTATTTTTTTTTATACAGTATACATGATTGGTTGATTAGTATTAGCTGGGTTGACGTAGTTGTCTCTTAAGAACTCAATAATTTCCATTCGTCTTTGAGCTTGAGATTCTAATGAGGATAACTTCAAGTCAATATTAGCATATACAGTTTCAATACCATCATAGTGTTTAAGATATTCGAATAAGTATGTAGCTACATCAGCTTGTGCTAGTTGTTCGAATGTCTCCATCTTAGTTGGTTCAATAGTCATTAAGTTTTCTGGATGCTTAACGAATACGCCAATATATACATTAGACAATAGATTATCAGTATTACCACCAACAGCCATTTCAAGTTTAACCATATTAGGTGGAATGAAATCTAAATATATACCGCTATTGAATAATGAACTCATATCTGCATAGCTTTGAGCAAGCATGATACTATCTGTATCCATAGATCTTGCTAATACATTATAGATACCATAACCAGAATACTGTTGTAACCCAGCAGTCTCATTATTAGTATCAGACCATAAGATATCTTTTACACCAAGAATCTCATAATTATCTGGTACTTGACGATCTAATAGATAATAGCCATCTTTCTTATCCTCTGGTTTAAGTTGGACTTTAATCATATGAGGAAAGAAACGACTAAATGTAGTCAATGTATCTGGTTTGATTACTTTATCAGCCCAGTGTTCTTTTTGGAGCTCTTCAGGTAAGTTCAAAGGAGCTGTACCTAAACGTCTCTCTATTTTATTTACAACGTCTGTCATTCTATTAAACATAATTTCAGACTCCTTTTTAAAAAGTACATTTTATTGATATATTATTATGTTGAGGAGGAAAGATATGAACAGATTTGACATAATAGAATTAGCTCAAGAAACTCTTATATTTGTTTATAATACATTTAACGGAAAGGTAAATACATTAGATCCATATACAAGATTAAACTTCGTTGCAGGATACTTAGACACTAAAACTAATATTGCTAGAACTACACCATATGGATGTATCTATATAAGCTTAGAGGCATTTGCTGATACAGTAGAAGCTCATAAGTTTATTGATACAGACCAAATTAGAAACTTAGCATTAGAGATTATTATTCATGAATTAACTCACGTAGACCAATTGATTGATTATAAATATATTAAGTTCAATAATGGCTATAGAGATGAAATCGAACTCCAATGTGTTAAACAATCTTGTCAATGGATATTAGACAATATCCAATACATTAGATCCTTTGGGTTAGTTGTAATCCCTGAAGTATATCAAGCTAGACTAGCTAACTTAACTAATATTATATATACTCCTAAATATCCAATGGCTATTGCTATGGGTAAACTAGAGTATATGCTAGGCAGAAAGTTTAGAGAATTTAGCAATAACAATATTGAGATCGAATACGTTGATAGATTGAAGACTCATTATACTTTTATGGTATGTGAGAATAGAATCTATATCAATTCTGCAAATCTTAATGATCTAGGTGAACGTCTATTAAATGATAAACAGTATACTGTTGAGTATTTAGAATACGGTGATTCTAAATTAGTGATAAAAATTACCCAAGGAGCTTAGACTCCTTGGGTTGTTTTATTTTTTTTCTTAGTATTGCTTTTTAGCCCATTCCATGATTTCATCTTTGATGTATTTTTCAGGAGACATAATCAAAGATGCACCACTTTCATCGAATAAACGTACATCACCGTTTTCTAATACAGTCATACCACGTTTATTGAATTCCATTACATCAGAAATTAGATCTACATTTGCAGATTCAGATTGGATATAGCTAATTACTGCAGGGTTATTGATTGGAATAATACGACCTTCATAACCTTCTTGAACTACAACTTCATTGTTGTCTTCCATACTAGCAGATTCTTTAATTAGACCTGTAGTATATGCACGTTTATGGGAAGGATAGATTACACGGTCCCATGTAATGATCTTTAAATTTTTTACATAGTTCTTACCACCAACGTTTTCTAATGCGCCTAATGCACGAAGACTGAAGCTTGGTAATTCACCATCTAAAAGATCTTCATTGAAGTCACGACCAGCTTGGTTATTTGTACCAGTAAAACGACCAAGAACTAAGTTACCTTCAACTTTAATATCAAGATATTTAACTACTACCATAGCTGGATCAATTGTAGATTGGCGTTCAACTTTATCACTCATAGGGTGACCTTGTTCACCTTTCATATTACCAGTACGTAGTAATTCTTTTGTACGTTCACACATAATTTGTGCTTTTAAATCAGCAGTTGCATAACAACGGCGGTTACGATTAATTGTATCACCATCCTGAAGGATACCTTCAGCAACAGGTTTGTTGTTGATACTTTCAACGAGTCGAGATTCACCAACCGTCATTGGAGCTTCATGTATAATAAATGGAATATTCATTTTACCCTCCAAGATTAAATAATTTAGTATTATATTTATGTTAATTGACCCCAGTTTTAGCTGAATACAATGTTTAATATCTGAACTTATTAATAATAAATATAAGTCTTAAAAAGGAGAATGCGTAAATGATTACGAATATTAGAAAACGGCAACTCGAATTGACTAAGATGCGTAAGACATCAGATAATTATGCTGGTCTTTATAACATCGTATCCGAGAACCACAATATGACTCAGGCTGAGACGGTATTCAAAAACATATTGGAGTTAGATTCTAATATTGATACTGCGATCATGAAATCTGTAGACTTATTATTGGAATTATACAAATACAATGATCCAGTAGTAGTCAACAAGCATCGTCAAAAGGTATTAGAATCCATTACTAAAGTACGTGATGCTAATCAATTCAAAAACTATCTTCAACGTAAGATGGCTCTTCATAAGGGTAGAGTAAAAAACAAAGTATCTAATGTAGTAGACAAAGTCCATAATGATATTAAAAATGGGGCTAAGACTGCAGTTAGCAATATTACATCAGCTGTACCAGGTAGTTCTGGTGATGGTGGAGAACAAGCTGCACATGAAACTTTAAATATGATGTATAAGGCTGCATGTGAAAATGTAACCTATGATCGTATTATTAAAAACTATGAAAAGATTGGTAGACGTTTTGATTTCGATAAGATCGTTATTGAAAAAGTATTTACTAAAAATGATGCAGTTAGAGAGGCTGCAAGAATCTGTAAACTAATTGATACTTACAATATGTCTAGCATTAATAAATTCAAAGTAGCTACAGAGAACTATCTCTTTGTATTAAGTAAGAATGCGTGTCCATACGATACAGTAGATATTGTAGAAGCGGTTGCAGATTACTTCTTGTTAAATAGTAATGATAAAGAATTATATACTGTAGCATTAGAGTCTACACTAAACGATATGTCAAACTATAATCCATTTGGTTCTAGTGATATTGCTAAGATTGTAGATAAGATTAATAAACCAAAAGAAACTGATCTTGATGAGGTTATCGATTTCAGAGATGGTAAGATGGAAGCATATATTGCTAAATTCAAATTCGATCCAACTCATGAAAACTTTGTAACTCTTATTGAAACCATTCCAAATAATATAGGTATCGATACTTATATTAATAATATGGATATGATCTTCGATACTTTGAATATGTTAAATATTGATACTACAGCTTACTATACTACATTGGTTAAGTATAACGAAGCATTGCTTTCTTGCTGTACTATGAAGATGAAACCTTTATTGATTAAGTCTTTACTTACTACATATGAAAAGTATGCTAATAAGATTGATAAAGATGTTGTAGCTAGAATGAGACTCTTAGTAGATAATATTGATGAGTCTATTGAAGAAAGTCTTATTACTTTACCTACAAAGATTGATATGCTTTTAGAGACTTTAGAATCTCTATCTGAAAAAGATGCTAATAGTCTTATTAAAGAATCCTTTGATAGATTCTCGTTAGATGATATCGATGGTATTACTCAATTAACTAAACTAGATCCATCTGTAATTAAACCAACTGAATATCAAACTGTATTGAAGGATACTCTTAAAACATCTAGACGTAAACAGTATAAAACATTTGAAGACTATGAAAAGATCGATTGCATTAAGGATAATCTAAATAAACTTAAAAATATCGATGACTCTTCTGATGAAGATATGTCTTTAGATGAAGCCATCATTTCTACTAAAGTAAAAGAAGCTTGTGTAAATTCTTTATATGACTTCACTAAATATCCTACTACTCTTAAAGAGATGAATATTGCTAATACTATTGCTATGGCTTCTGAGAAAGTTAAAGCTAAACTTAGTGATGTATCTTCAGATGTATCTAATCTAAGTAGACAATTTGATGCTCAGTTGGATCAACTTAAAGGTGTAGTTAATACTAAAGACTTAGAGTCTGAAAATAGAGAGGCTGTTATTGCTGGTAATATCTTACCTAAAGCAAGCCGTATTGTTAAACTAGCTATTACTGCTGGTGTAGGTTACTTTATTAACCCTGCAATCTCTGTAATTGTAGTCTTAGGCTACTTAGGTATGTCTTTAGATGCTCAATCTAAAGAACGTCGTAAAGTTCTAGAAGAAATTGAATTGGAATTAGAAATGACTAATCGTTATCTAAAGAAAGCTGAAGATGATGGTAGTCTTGAAAAACAAAGAGAGCTTCTTAAAATCAAGAAAAAACTCGAAAGTCAAAAAGCTAGACTCATGTATAATATGGCATTTAAACATGGTGAAGCCTTACCTGGTAAAAATAAGGACGATGATTAATAAGGAGATATATTATGGGTCTTAATGATTTCTTAGATCAGCTTAAAGAGCAAGCCATCTATATGGAAGCTGATGATGATAAGAAGAAAAAGAAAGATGATAAAAAAGAAGAGGATAAGAAGGAAGATACTCCACCTCCTGCAGGGGATGGTGGAGATCCTCTTCAATCTGATACAGATGATAATGCAGATGATGCTCCTGAAGATTTAGGTGCAGGTGATCCTGATGCGGATGGTGATGGTACTGATGAAGAACCTGATGATCTAAGTGGCGGTGATGATCCTGCAGATGATGAACCAGGTGATGATGACGATGAACAACCTGAAGAACCTGATATGGATGCTGATGATGAAGGCGAAGATACAGGTGATGATGGTGATGATCCATTAGCTGATGACTCTGATGGGGAAGATGATGAACCTGAAGATTTAGAAGATGGAGCTCCTGATGAAGATAGTGATGATACCGCCGATGAACCTGATGCTGGTGACGATACCGATGATGGTGATATGGAACCAGATGACTTAGGTGATGACGGTGGAGATTCCGATGATCCAGATGCCGGTGGTGATGATGGTGATATGGAACCTGATGATCTAGGCGATGGAGACGGCGGTGAAGGTGGAGATGATACACCTGACGCTGGAGACTCTTCTGATGGTGGAGATGCATCTGGTGGTTCTGATGGCGGTGAAGAAGGAGACATCAAAGGTTTAGAGAATGAAATCTTTGAAGATCTTACTGATGAACAGAAAGCCATTCGTACTAAAGAATTGAAAGATAGATTCATTGAGTTATATAATGTAACCCTAGCTTTCAAAGAGAAAGTAGATTACGTTAAGAAGAACTCTGATAATATGAAGATCATTACTAAGGTATCTAAGTCTTTAGATAAGTTATCTGATATGATCTCTTACTATATCACAAAGACATTTAATACTAAGTCTTATATTGAAAACAAATCTGACTTCTATTATTGTCTTTGGGTTTTAGATAGATTGAATGAATTAATGGGTACTTTAGCACCTAAAGAACCTATTAAAAAGTAAACTGTATACTCTTGTACAGTATAACAATATAGTAAATATTTTGGTGTCCCTATAGATGCCTGATATAATCAAAATACAAAAAATACATTTATAATCTCGAAAGGAGAAAGATTATGCCAGTTGTAGGTGAATCTAAACAAGACAACGTAGTATTTGGTCGTGGCTATAACACTTCCAGTACTCGTCAATATGCTTCTGCTATTCGTGAAATGGCAGAAAATATCCGTCAAGAGACAGGTGCTGAATTCTATAC